GACCTCACGTGGGCGAAGGAGGCGTGGGAAGATATCAAACGTGTTCGGGGCATCTCCAAAGAAAATGTTCTGAATGTGGAATGTTTTGTCACGAACACAGGCGTGGGATATGCTGGTCAGTTCGATCTTCTATATGTTGACAACGACAGCAACATTGTGTTAAGTGACATCAAGACGAGTAATGCTAGGAGCGCACCATACGAAAAGCATAAGATGCAGCTGTCTGCGTATGCAAACGCGCTTGAACTTGACGTGGATATTCTAGAGGTTCTTATCATCCATCCAGATTCTGAGAAATGGAAGATCTCTCACAACACAGATTGGAACGAAGATGTCGATGACTTGTGGGCAGAGTTCCGAGAACTGCGAGAGCAGATGGGAGATGTAGAGAGTAGAATGAAGGAAATAGCAGAGGATGGTATAGATGATGCAGAAAAGGTGGAATGAGTTCACGTGGCAGAAGCCGCCACAACTTGGACGACTCTCTAGCGACCTCCGAAAGATGGGATATGAGCCAACAGGTAGAGAATCCCCATTCGACGAGCGAGGAAAACTTTGGACGAAAGGGTATGAACTCGTGTGCGACTACACGGCGATAGTGATACGTCGAGACAAACGGAAACCATTCACACCGAAATCAGAGTTCATGAAGGACCACATATACCGATATAGAAACTCGAACAAGGTAAAGATGCCTGGTGGATATATAGGCTCATACGACTGGGGCCGAGACGATGATCGACGTTTCGAATATTAGAAATAGATAACGCGTATCTTACCGCATGTTCGATGGTAATTGTCGCAACACATCGTACACACTTACCGTTTGAAGTTCCATATCTGACATATTTGCAAAGCTATCTAGACGCAGGTCTCTAAGTATTGCTGCACCATCCCCAGGCGATTGCTGTGCACTTGTGACATCACAATCATAGTGACTGGGATGACCGAATGATATATTCCCCCCACGTGTATAATTTGTATCGAACGGGGACTGCGTTTCAGCCATGTGTTTCAAGCTCCCCTCGATGTCCCATGGCTTTATAAGACGCATAGTGACCGCCTCATAATGATTAAACTTTATCGTCAGATATGGATATGTTGGAACCTCTGTCATCTTCAATCCCCAATGCATCACATCACTAACAGTGTCACTCTCAACAACCATCCTCTTTTGATTGGATGTCTTCAGTTCTATCGCTCGGAGAGACCCTTTGTATGGAATGAGTAGATCTGGAAGCGGTGGTGAACTGTTTCCACTCCACCCAGCGCGCAAGGGGATTATCTTCCCCCCAGACGTTTCGTGAATCTCTCTTGCTATGTCGTGTTCTTTTCGAAGACCTGCCTTTTGTCTACTCATGTAATGTGTGTCTTGTTTCTCTTCTGTCTATTTCAGACAACAATGCTTCGTCGAAGCCTTCATCGCCGATGTTGTAGTCGTCGACCTTCACCGACACGATAAAATCTTCATCTGGGTAAGAATCCCAAAATAACATATCTACAACGTGCATCTGGTAGTATTTACCCCTGATGTGAGCCTCCAGGTTTTCGGAAAATTTTTTATCTGGGGGAGAATACTTGCCTTGAACACGATGAATCATATTCACAAGATGTAACGACTCGTCTTGGATATATCCACCGTCAATATCATGAAAATAGACAACATCACTTCCGCGCAACAAAGGAAAGACATCGACATCACTTGCCGCCGATTGCAATTCGTTGACGAGGTGCGATGATTCTAAAAGATGTGTTTCCTGTGCAGTCACACGGAATCGTTCCATCCTATTATAGTTCTCGGTGTGCGTACACGTGCTCGATCCGCTCGATTGGGATGTCCACAACAAGATGCTCACCGTCCATCACACCCTCGATTCGAATCTCATCATCAGATAGAGCGGGGGACGACTCGTCTTCTCCAAACGTCACTGTGAAGTTGTGAAAGTCATACTCTCGGTCGCTCTCCAGAACAAGCATGAACTCGCCGTAGTACTGTGCCTTCTCTCGAATCTGATTCGCTGTATAAGTCATTCCGTTAGATGATACAGCATTGTACTACTTAAAGCTTTCGCTACATGAATTGTGCAAGACCTGCCTGCGCGCCTTCCGTGACAAGATCGTCGAATGACCACCCCATCGTTTCCACAATATTCTCCAACGCATCTCTAACCGTTTTCTCTGCCATCTTCTCGTAGTCTATGTTAATCTCTTGAGGTATATGGCGGATATCCTCGACAGCTATCGCGTCAACGGGCCTGTCTATCTCCTTCATCTCCCGTGCGTTCAAATTCGTGCAGTCCTTCGGCGCGTTCAGACTGAATATGTCGTTATACTGATATGTCTCCGGGTAATCACTCCCAGGTTGCACATTCTTCACATAGAACATAAGAGGCTTTGAGCCAGCCTCTATCTCCTCTCCTTCTATGTATGCTGTTGCATACCGCGACCCTCGAATATGTGGCTGAGGTGTATAGAATTTGCACTCATTGGTCTTCTCATCCAGCGACCACCCATAGTCCATGGGGTCAGATGTTATCCCAGAGGGGATGCCTATCTCTTCGAGCGACATATCTCCGCCGAGAGCAAGGTCCCAAATGTGCTTCACATACTCTCTCACGAGTTCTTTTGGTTCATCTTCTCGCAGTATCGTGTGTAAAACATGCGTCTGCACTTCACCCGTTATGGAAGCGGTGTCGCTCCTGACCAGCTTGAATCCCTTTGTTTTCGGTTCTGGATTCTCTATGTACTCACCCTCGTCCCATGTGACAAGCTGGCTATATTTCTTCTTGATACCATCATTCGGGTTATCTGAATCCATGTCTCGCAAGAAGAATATAGACTCTGCAAACGATTCTACCTCGACCTCCATCTTGTGATCTTCGCTGTTGTGGATTCCAAACATCTCTGACATGAATGTGTCATACGATTCATTCACAGCATCTGCCGCAGTGAAGCTCGCTTCTATGGCTTCATCCATGTCTTTGGCTGTCGGTATCTTTGTCATCACTGAGTCCGTGTCGCCGCCGATGAGTTCAGCATCGTGATACCCCATCGAATGAAGCGTGTCAGTGAATGTTTCAGCGGTGTGCTCAAGCACCATCTGACCAGAGATTGTGATCGATTCTGCCAGCCTCCAATCGAACAGTCTGAACCCTCGGCCCCAAGAGTTAGAGTCTCCAAACACACCATAGATGCTGTTTGTGATGCGCTTCACCGCTTCGTATGCTTTCCCTTGGCCCTTGTATTCGTATTTCATGTCCACTAACTCGTCGACAACATCTCTCACAAAACCACTTTTCACGTTCGGGTTGACATAGTATACCTCTGTCGTTTCGGGTGAAGACGAACGCTTTTCGCTGTCGTTCCGGCGATCTATGTATGCTGTGTACAGGTCATCCTCAGAGAACCCGTCTTCTTCGGCCTCTTCCACCGTGTCGTATATCGTCTCGGGGGAGACATTCAGCGACCACATCAAGTATGGGTATAGAGAGGCAAGGTCAGGATACACAACGTTCTTATGCTTTCCAGGAGATGGGTTGAACACCTTCGCGCCATAATACCAGTTGCGGTTTGGCTTCGTGGATGTTGGTAATGCTACACCCCGCTCTCGCGCTTTCCGTAAGAACAGTACATCGATGATGCCGATGTTCGAGTCCGCCGCTTCATCATATGTGCAGCCCGCGACGTACCGTAGGTTGTCATATAAGTCGAGAACGTCCTGCTCCTTCTCTATGCCCACAACGGCCTGCACGTCACGAATGTTGTATCTCATGAAGTCCACAGGGTTGTGTGTCCATCCCGTGTCGAGATTCTCTATGTCTTCTTTGCCATATCCTAGTTCTTCTTGTGCAATCGCCCCCAGCGCGTAGCTTCTCTTCTCATGTATCTGGGTCTTCTTATACGCTTGCAGCATGTCGAACATCTGCCTTCCACCAATGACGGGCTGACCTCTCTTGCTCACAAACACCCGGCCACCATCATACGTCAGGTCATTGAACGTCCACTCGTTGATGGCGTCGGCTCGATTCAATATATACGGATAGTCAAATCCTGATCCCATCTCATTACGAGAACTGTTCCACCCAGTCATGATATCTGGGTCTGTCATGTTCACAAACTTGAAATAGTCTGCGAGCAGCTTGTTCTCGTTGTGGTACACCTGCACCTTCCCTTGAGACGCGTTGACCCCTGACGGGAGTTCCCACTCTATCTCGTCGCCCCACGTGTGGCCTTCTCCCTGTGGAACGGTGTCTGGGTGGAGAGCCCCGATGAAATACTGGTCAGTATATGAGTCGTGGGCGCTTATGGCAGTGATAGGCTTTGATGCTGTGTCGACATCTGGAAACTCTCCGCCGGACCATACCTCAATGTCGACAGTGTGTATCCGGGGTTGCACATCTGGGGTCTTCTCCTCGTCAACAGGTTCGATATCATCGACATGTATATGCGTTTCACCAGAGGGGACCGTGAACCCTCTGTATATCCCTGTGTCTATCAGGAATCTGTTGGTGAAGAACACATCTGCTTCATAGTGCTTCGAGAAGAACTTTCGAAGCTTTCTAACCTGCGATGGT